TGATCCTAAGAAGGGACTGTTCGTACCGTTACCTCGGGATTGGTTCAAGCTCAGTGATACTGATCTTAGGAAACTCGTGGGCTAGAAGTTGCCGTCTACGCCGAACAAGCGGTCGTTGCTCATCACACGCCCCAGCCCGGCACCCGTGCCTTCAGGAGTTGAGCGTACATCGGCCGCACCGTGTCTGGGTGCAGCTGGAGGAGGAAGCGCGCGGCCGCCTCCTGGTAGTTCGGCAGGATCTCGTCGTGCTGCTCGAGGGCTTGGTACAGAAGGTCACCAGCTGCCTTGGCGTCAAACCCGTCGTAGCGATATCCTGCCTCCACCATCTGGCTGTTGTGAACGAGCGGGTATCCGCCGTACAGGATCTCGTTGTAGCTGTAGTTCAGCTCGTTCCACCAGTTGTGGGCGACGACGGCGCGGACGTTGGTGCTGGCGAACACGGTGGCCGTTGGCTGGCGTGGCTCGCAGGTTGTGACGTCGCGCACTTCCAAAGCACCCAGGAACGACCTGAACGCCTCGCTGGTCTCTGCCTTCTCCTTGTGGCCCATGACCTTCAGCTCACCAAACATTGGACGGCCGTTGGCCTGACCCGTGCGGTACGCCACTTCAGCCGCCAGGATCGGGATGTGTGGTGTCTTCACGACGGACACCGACGGCTCGAACGTGACGACTGTCGGTGCCACGGCCTGGCCAGGGACGTAGCCCCAGCCTTGCGGCAGGAAGTCTGGGCCCCAGATCATTGGGACCTTATCGACTGGACAGTTGTGAACCAGCTGGAACATGCTGTGATTCATCTGGTATATGTGGGGCAGGCACCAGACTGCGTCATAGTCGTTGTGAGCCACGTCGGCTGTGGCCTCGAAGCCGCCGCTTACGTGCTCCATCGCCATGGCCAGCGTGTTGCCAACCGCGTGGTGAATCAGCAGACCACCCGTGGCACGGAAAGCACGGGCCTCGATCGGACCGAGTTTGGCGCAGACTTCAACGATCATGCGTAGGTATCCAGGCCCCTTTTCCGTGTACTCGATCCCAAGGTGCTTGGCCAGAGGATAGTTGTTGACGGCGAAGACCTTGACGCCGGGGATCTTCCCCAAGACTCGCGCCAGGAACGCCGCATTCTGCACGATGCCACTGCCCCACAGGTTCTGGCTGAAGACCTGGTCGCTTGAGGCCTTTGGTTGGGCAGGCAACGTGATGCCGATGCGAAGGACTTTCGGATTGGAACGGTCGCTCATAGGAATGCCTCGTGATGCGCGTAGCTCTGTAGTTGTGGCATGAGCTTCGATTCGAATGCCTGCTTCGTTGCCACAGGGTCGTGACGGTCCATCGCTTCGCGGATGCGGAGCCCACCTTCGCCAGCAGACCAGCGATCGTAGTGGTATCCGTGCTCGCGCAGATACGGACTGGCATGGACGAGTGGGTACCCACCGTACAGCGCTTCGAAGTACAGGTAGTTGAGGCTGTTCTCCCAGTCGTGGGTCACGAGCATGTCACAACGCTCCGCCATGAAGACCGGACCTACGATTCGCGGCGCCAGGTGCAGGCGTGGCAGCATCGACGCAGCGAGGACCGGATTGTCGTGCTTTAGTAGCAGCCGGCGAAGGAACTGGTCGAAGTGCGGGTTGCCGTCGAGGTGTGCAGCGTTGAGTACTGTGATCTCACCGATCTTGGCACTGCCCGTGCACGCCGCCCTGATTGCCAGGAGCGGGACGTGCGCTGTGCGGGTCACGGTGTTATTGGGCTCCATCACGGCAAGACGCCATGACTCGAGATCTGCCGGGGGCCTCCAGCCGAAGTTCGGTGGTAGGAACAGGGGCTCCCAGGTCGGTGGCACGATCAGCACCGGACAGCGGTACACGATCTCGCACCATGATTTGTAGGCGTGGCCGTAGTGAGCCGGAAGCCAGACTGCATCGTAGTTGGCAGCGTCCTCGTACGTCTCTGCCGTGTCTTGGGCTCCCTGACGACACAGAGCTTCCATCGAGCCGATGCCGTTCTGTCCGCCCTTGTACAGGATGACCTTGGTACCGATCCTCTTGTAGCTTGCCCACTCGATGAGGCTGGGCTTGCGGCTGACCACGATCAGCACGTCGACTTCAGCATTGGAGACCATGTCGTCTTTGGTGATGCCGAAGGACTCCAGTGTCTGCACCAGCGGAACCGAGTCGGGTCCAGTAATGAGAAAGGCGGTATGGCCATTCTTCTTGAACATGCGGTACAGGAACAGGGCTGCCTGTCGTACGCCGTTCGAGAAGAGGCCAAGACCGCCGTCATCGTCGATTCGACACGTGATGCCGATTCGTTTCTTGGTCATCTTGATCTTTCGTGTGGTGAAGGCTTTGCTGTCTATTGCAGCGTTGCCAGGAAGTCCCCGTCAGGGGCATAATGCGCGAACATGATCACGGGCTCTGTGGCCCATTCTAGATCAGTCTCCGTCCCATCAACGCCGTCCATGAAGATCAAACGGATTGGGAAGCCGGCGTCGAAGCTGGTGATCTCCGCCTGCACCAGTTCAGCCAGCTCAGCGGTTGTTGCTGCCCGCTCGATCAGGGGCTCGAGTCGATCGTAATTCATCCACGCTTGGAAGTCACGACCTCTTGTGTGGATCGTGACCAGTGGACTGAACACGAAGTGAACGTGGTCCAGATCAGAAGGTCGAAAACTAGAGACGTACTTGCTTCTGCTGGGGCGGGGTCTGGTAGCCATCTGGAACTCAGTTCTTTGCGGAGCCCTAAGGCTCCTCATCAAGGCAGCGGCAGCAAGTACGTGACGTGCAGACTGACCGTGTCGGTGTCACTCGCGTTTTGGAACACGAGGTTCGATGTGGTCGGGGTGTCAATGGCCATAAGAGTAGCCATGGACAGCGCGAACGTATTTACCGTTACGGCAAGGGGGCCGCTGGAAACAGCCACGAAGCGATCGACGAGCGCAGTGATGGTCAGAGCCTGGCCTGGACCCAACGTAGTGTTGACGTCGCTGATGGCGCTACCGATGCCCATAGCAACGCTGCGGCCGAGACTACGGCGGATGTTGTTCTGCCCCTGGAACACTTCCAACTCAACGGTCAAGCCGATCTGCGGAAGGGTGGGGGCGTCTGGGATCACGGTTTGCATGGATGGTTCCTAGATGGTTGGATCAGGTGCGCCTCAGGATGCGACTGGTCTTGCGTCTGATCAGGTCTTCGCGTTCGAACTCAGATCGGCAGTCCTCGTTGCAGTAAAGCCCAATGGCACAGGGTTCTTCACAGAAGAGACACTTGCCCCTGGGCACTGCTTCTACTTTACTACGGTTGAGGTGCGACTTCAATTTCTCCTCGTTGAAGTCGTTGTCTCCCGCTATGTCTGCGTAGTCTGGCATGTGTTTACCAATGTTCTCACGCTCCGAGGTCGATTCTAGAGCTTAGGCTGAAATTCCAGGTACCTATGATGGCCCCGCCGTTAGTCAGGGAGATGTCAATGCGACCAAACGCGCTCTGAATATCTGACGCGAACGTGCTGGAGGTGTGTGCTGTCGCACCGACATCCCAATCAGTACCTGGAGATGGCTGCTGCCAAGTCCCAACCCCGGCCCCACCTGAGGTTAGGGCGCCTGAGGTGACCGTCGTGCGAAACCAGAAATTCTGTATGATACCTCCAGGTGATGTCGGTGTATACCAGTTCGCGTGGTAGATGATACCACTTCCGTCTTGTGTGAAAGTGCGACCGTCGTAGAGCAGACCAGCGATACAGGTTGCCGTGGCAGGGCTCACGCTGCCGACATTGTTCGCAGAAAGAGCTCCCGACGAGACCCCTGTGCCACCTCCTCCACTTGCAGACGTCCCGTAGAAGTGACTCAGTTCCAGAGTTCCAGACATGGGGATCTGGATCGGACCTGCGTTCGGTGTCATTGGCGCCGTTTGATACGACCCGATCCCTGCGGCTGTGCCTGACGGCACGTGAGCTCCGCCTCTGTACAGGTCGGTCCCCTGGAAGGGAGGACTGAGGCCGAATTCGGTACCAACCGCTAGTGCGGTCAACGTCCCTGAGGTTGGGAGTGTCATGACGTCAGCTCCTTGACTTTGTCCTCTAGGTATTCGAGTCGCCTGAACAGAGAGCGGATTGCACCGGGAGTCAGGGCCCCCATCGTCTGAGCGTAGCTAAGACCCAGGCGAGCACCGTCACTGTACTCGTGGCCCGTGACACCGACCGGAAACAGCGGTAGCAGCTCCTGTGCAGAGAGACCCGGCATACGATAACCCGGCAGTTCGGTCAACTCGTATGTGATACCCGTCAGACCCAGAAGAATTCGCAGAGCATCTGCATCAGCGATGGGTTCCACGTTTTTCTTGTAGCGCATGTCTGAAGTGATGGCGAAATTAGCTACCGTGAAGACACCAGAACCGCTGAGATCGGCCAGGTGGGTTGCTCCATCTGCGGCGTACCAGGTGTGGGTCGAACCTGAATACGTGGCGGAACCAGGATTGACGATGTTCTGCGCAGTCGCGACGTTGAAGTTCAACGGGTCCCAAACGTACGAGTTGGTGCCACCGTCAGTGGATCCCCAGAGCGCAGGAGGCTGGCCGGTCTGCGGTGTGTACACGAAGTTCGAAGTGCTGCCCCCACCGCCCCCGGTCACGATCTCGATCACTCCACCTGCCTGGCCAAGACGCAGGTAGCACTGGAACGTGAAGGTGGACGCGACAGTAGTGCCGAGTGCCGAGTACTTGTGCTCCAGTTGCGGCAACGCCAGGAGTGCGAAGAGGACGTCGCCCGCCGTGTAGATACCGATTTCGCCGAAGTCGAAGGGCCCGGCGTCAACACTCATGGTGCAGTTGACGATCAGGGACCCATCCGACGCGGTTGAGAAGCTCGTGATGTTGTCCGTGTAGAGGACTGTACCGTGTAGGGCCGTGTCCGTGTTGCTTGGATTATAGCCGTAGGCGGAGCCGACCTTGAACGTCGTCAGTTGGAGCAGGATGCCGCCCTCGGCTGCCGAGGTCGCGCCGTCAAGACCTACCTGCGTGACAATGAAGACATCTGCGGTCATGCTGCGGCTCCGGTCGTCGGACGCGTCGGGGCGGCCGGCATGTTGTCGATGGAAGCGGTACCGGCCGGTACCGCTTCGGCCCAGGCCCACACAGCGTCCCGCCAGGTTGCGAGAGCCTTGCCTTCTGCTGCATACTGTGGGTTCGCTGACGTCGCCCAGGTCGTCGCGTTGTCGATGCCTTTCGTGTAACCCCAGCCGTAGGCGACTTGGTTGAGCGCGCCATCGATCAAGCGGTTGAGACGCTTCAAGGCCTGATCCGCGTTGAGAGGAGGAACTGGAACCCAAGCAGGACTGCCTAGCTCGTCGACACCTCGCTGCTTACCTTCGGGCGGCGGCTTCGAGTATGTGTCAAATACTTCTGCTGTGACCGGTCGTGCGTCAGTCTGCCAATTCCCAGCTGCGACCGCGCGGTCATAGTGCCGACCGAGATAGAATGCAAGAGTCGTAGGGCTGAAGAAGACGGAGTCGAGTGCATAGCCGTTGTTGACAACAGGGGTCGTAGTTTCTTGTGTCATGGTTCTAATCCTTACCAGCCGGAGACATCTATGTGCAGAGTGACATTGCGTGCGCCACCACCGTTCTGACCCATAGAGATGACACATCCAGTAGTGGAGTTGGATACAACTGCCAAGATGAGTGCGTCTGATTCATCGCCAACCCGACCAGGGTCTTTGACAACCGGGACCGGGATACGGCTTTGAGTCGGGAACGCGATCGGATAGACAATCGTGACTTCGCCATCAGCGATGTCTGTAACAGCGACCTCGTAGCTCTGCTCGATACGGCCGCCTGGGAATTCCTGGTAGCCGTTGATAACATTCGAGTGCGTGAAGTCTGTGGCGTACTGCGAGAGGGTCAGAAATGCACCGGACGCAATCATGGTCTGGATCGCAGTACCAAGCTGTGTCCAGTTGTTGTGATCGACGGTCAGACCCGCTGTAACGATCACCGCCTGAGTCTGAAGCAGAAGGCGGTTGTAAATCTCCGCCATGTTGTTGGTAGAGGTCGAAGGACTGATGCCGTCGACTGCTCCGGTGTGTGAGACGTTGAACGGTGCCGGTGTGGTCGAACCCGGTGTGAACGACCCGGTGACGCCTATGCCTGGGATGAAGCTGATTATGTCCAATTTCTACTCCTGTTGTCTAGTCGGGCCATTTGGCCTCGTCGATGTGCGTCAGCGTCTGACCCATACCGCCCTGTGCGATGGCGAAGCCGTTCACATCCGTAGCCCCACCGGTCCATCCACCCATCTTCGAGTGGTATCGGATCGGATAATTGTTGGTCTGCCCCGCGAAGACCGGAGTCCAGAGTCCGCCACCAAGCATGATGTTGGCAAAGGTGCTGTTGTCCTCGGTAACGATCAGAGTCTTGATGGCTATGGAGATAGCGTGCAGGACGAGATTGTAGTTGCAGATCTCGTAGAAGAACGATCCCAAGGTGACCGGATCAACCCCGTACTGATCTGGCATCGTGATGATGACGTGGGTCGTTGGGAACCACGGCCCGGGCGACGTGTCGTATATGTAGGCGCCGACTGTGGAGTCCGTCGGGCTGTAGAAGTTGACGTAGTCCTGCGTAACCAGAGGGGAGATCGTCAGGCCAGATCCTAGGCAGAAGTTCAAGAAGTCGATGGCCGCATTCTTGCCCTTCCCAAACCAGTAGGATCCAAGAAACTTGGCCAGCGCCCGGTATCCAGACTCGGACACAACGCCGGCATTCTGTAGCTTCATGCCAAGGAGATTGACCTGGGAGACGATCATGGCTCGTTCAGGACCACCCCAGTCTATGAAGTCAATCATCTCCCCACTGGTGACCTTGGCCTCCATCGTCTTGGTGGAGACCCACATATTTCGCATGCTGTTCAGCGCGTCGACCTTGGCCTCCACGTTGTAGTCGAACACACGATCTATGGAGTCAGCGTAGTCCACGAAGTACTGATTCATGAACAGGTAGGGAGCCAGCAGAATCGACCGCGGGAGCTTGACGAAGGCCCTACGATTCTGCTCCGCCGTGGTTGCAGGGAGATCGGGAGTGTAGGTGTAGACGGTGGTCACGCGGTGGCATCCCTAATTGGGAACAGCGCAGACGCCTGACGCGAGGAGTACTTCGCGCTGACGTTCAAACTGCTCAGGGTGTTGTAGCGAATCAACGTGTCAGACGCTGCACCCGGACTCAAGGGCGTGGGATCAGAGGCCGCAGTGTCCAGGTACTGAAGCACGTCAGCATCCAGACTCGCTATGATGCCGATGTGACCAGCCAGACGACCCCACACGTTGTAGGTCAGAGCGTTCTGCGTTGGATTTGAACTCCAGTCGATGATGATGCCTTCGCTGTTGATCAGCACCTGTGGGTTGATCCAATTCGAAGGTGTTCCCTGATCGATGATTCCGACTGGAGACGGCACTATGGTCCAGGTCGTTCCTGGCGGAGTACCCGCGACGATCTGTGCTCCCTTGCTGACTGCTGCTCCGCCGACTGTTCCGGTCTTGGAGATGATCCAGTACTGTCCAGGGACCGTCGCTCCAGATGGGTACGACGTGGGGTTGGTTGACGCGTCGACGTAGCCGAGGAAGTTCGGGTTCGGTGTCGCCGCGTCGACCGCCACCGCATAGGCGTAAACGCCGGGGGTCAGCAGACCCGTGCCCGCCACGATGGTACCAGTAATCTGTGGACTAAGCGGACTGGTCACGATCATGGGACCTGTCGGCTGGTTCACCACAACGTAGCTGATCTGTCCTGGTGCCGCGTTGTTCGCCGTCTCGATGATGTCCGAGATGAAGAAGTCGGTCATCAGCAGACCGGTGCGCGGGGAGAACAGGTTGGTGATAGCAGCACTTACCTTCGACTCGATGTCAGCCAGGCTGTTCACGCTGTTGAAACAGTAGACCGTGACATCCACATTGTTACCGATCGGGACCGGGGCCTGGTACAGGAACTTCGTGCTGTACATCGTGATCTGCTGGAGATACGCCAGGAATTCATTGATCTGGTCCGGTGACCAGGTCGAGTTCGTTAGGGCGGACACTCGAATCACGTTCATCCACTCGAGAGCCGCCGGATTGATCTCGCGCTGCGCCTGGGTCACCGCATCCACGATACCAGGGTAGTTCAACACCGTCGCACTGTATTGACTCTTCGTCACAGCCGAGCTGTAAGTGCCGAAGGACCCGGCAGCGAAGTTCTTGTACGCAACCGTGGGCTTCTCATCGGCACCACCGCTGGGGTTTCCGGTGAAGTTCCCGGTCACACCGCTTACCGACGAACCCGTCAGGCTGACGCCAGTCAGGTTGGCCCCGTTTATGGACGAACCCTGCGTCGTTGCGTACGTGATGGTCACCACGTCGTTGACCTGAGGCACGGCACCGTAACCCTGGGCACCGAACTGCAGATTGAGACGGCCATCTGGCAGCGTCCAGTCCACGTAGGCGTTGACCCCAGGGTAGTTCCACAGGGCTCCGAACACCTTTGTCAGATCAGCACCGTTTAGATCGACAAGAACGTCCTGGTCCGAGACGGTGAACTGATCGTCAACCGAAACCCAAGTCTGCAGATCAGTGCCGATACCCGAAAGGCTCTGGGTGACGATCACTCCCTCACGCAAGGTCAGTGTCTGCGGAACTCCAGCACTCAAGCTGATCGCCGTCTGCGTGAACCAGTTGTAGCCACCACCGGAAATCTGCGTGAACGGAGGCAGCGTCTGCGTCGTATCGCTGGTGACGGTGGCCGGAATCGTGGCAGGGAGCTTGCGGCTGAGACGAAGGCCCTGCATGTTTGCGATGGCGCGCAGGGCCGAGTCAGATTGAGCGGTTGATGGGAACGCGTCCTCCACAGCACGCTGAACACGGCCAGTCAGGAACGTGCCGATGGCTGAGATGTACTCGATCAGGGTTTGGCTGGTCTCCGAGGTGATCCCAGTGGACCATATGTTAGACGTGGCCAGGTCCGCTTCGAACTGCGCAACGAACTGCGTCTGATCGACTGTCGAGTCCATCAGGTTAATCAGATCCAGCACTTGCAGCTGGAACGTTTGAGTCACTGTCTGTGGCGTCCCAGGTGTCGAGTCACTGGCTTCGATGGTGATCGAGTAGAGACCTAGGGTCGAGGTGCTGCCACTCGTCAAGCCCTGGTTGTTGAGCTGAAGACCCGGGGGCATCGAGCCACCGACCAGTGCGAAAGCGTACGGTGCAATTCCACCGGTGACCGTCAGGTAGTTGGCATACGCTTGATTGATGGAAGCCGCTGGGAGGAAGCTATCGGTGAAAGCGATGGTCATACAGGGACCTCGAATTGGAGCTGTTGTAGGTTCGGGATATTGGGCAGGAAGAAGGCCATGCGCACAACGTAGCCCGGGATCGACATATCAGGATTGATCTGCGTGTTGCTGAGATCAAGCGAAACGCGAGGCTCCCATTTCTCGATAGAGGTGATCATGAAGGTCTCCATCTTGACCGCTGTCATGTCACAGATTGGCTCCTGCAAAAACTGGAGCCAGATCGATCCGTACGTGGGCTGGAAGGTCCTGGCGCGTTGACCCGGCACGCAGTTGAACAGGTTGAACAACGACGCCTTCACAATCGCAAGTCCGTCTGCCAGCCTGTCAGGCAGTGTGTCAACGGTGAATCGGGGGTTCACGTCGATCCAGATCGCATCCTGCAGCTGGAGTTGGTAATTGGTGGGACTGGGTGCGGACATGAAGGTCCTCAGGTGGAGACGACGCCAGTGAAGGAGCCGCTCTCGTTAAAGTGTCTGTGGAGATCGCTGATGTCGTGGCCGTTGCTCGTGGATGGGCCGGTGATCGCGACACCGAGGCTGAACGCAGCCAGCATGTCAAACGTGGCCAAGCCAGTGACATTAAGTGCCCCTTCCACCGTAGTCGTAGGAGCTGTGATCGTGGCGGCACTGCTAGCGACGACGTTGAAATTTGCACCGTTCACGTCAACGTCACCACTGGCATTGATCGTGAAATCTGTCACGTTGTAGACGAGGTGCGGTACGTTGTAGGTGCCAGTCTGATCAGCAGGGACTGTGACCGTGTAACTCCCGTTCTCGTCAATGTGAAGTTGGAAGCCCCCACCGGTCTCGAACTTGACGTCCTTGCCCTGGACCACGAGCTTGTTCCCGTCTGGGTCCTTGAAGCCCCAAGCCGTGCCCGATGGAAACTCACCGGGGTTGGCGAAGCACTGCAGATCGGCTGAGTAGAGCGGGTAGTGAGGGTCTCCGTCTTGGAGTAAAATTGCCACGTCAGCACCAACGGCTGGCGTACCAAAGACACCGAATCCGTCTCCTTGACCGAAGGGAGATTGTTTCGTCTTTCCAATCCATGGTAGAGGGCCTAGATTGGGATCGTACAGATTCGGGATCTGGACCTGGATGCGATCCAGATTTAGCGGGTCCACGTTGGTGACGACCTTACCCTTGTACCATTTGTTCCCAAGACCATCGCTAAGACCAAGACTGTTGTCAAGAGTGTCGAAACTCATTTTCAGCTTCCCAGGCCGTTTTTCACGGCGATGATCTGTTCATTGTAGCTCGTGCCTTGGATCAGGATGATCTTGGTGTGAGCTGTGTACGCCCCGTTGTACTGAGTCGAGTCCGAGTCCGCCGGCAGAGCCAAACTGAAGTTGTCGAATGGCTCCCAGCTGGTCTCGAACGGGAACAGAAACTTACCAGTGAGGCTGTTCAGCAGGTTGTACCTGGTGTTCTGGTAGCGTGCCCGCTCGTACTTAGGATGAACGTTGCCCCAGTCGATGGGACCAAAGCTGATGCCCCCACGTGTCATGGCTGTACGGACATCGTTGGACAGCAGGGGAAACTTTGCGTTGGGCGTGAAAGTCAATTCGTTTTCGAGACCGTCAATCGACGAGCCCTGGTCTTCCACGGTCTGAACTTGACGACTGTGCAGGTAACCGCCAGCCGCGTTGTTTAGACCGCTCCGGGTCTCTGGTGTGAAGTCCGTGAGCATGAGGAACTGCGACGCGTCGGGGGTCGGTGTGTAGCCGACGCTGATCTTGGGCTTGGACAGTGCGTTGATATTGACGTAGCGCATGGCACCAGAGCTGTCCACAGCCAGGGCCATGTGGCTCGTGTCTGACACGTAGCCAGCTCGAGCAATGCCTTTGGCAAATTCACCGAACGTTTGATTTCCGGGCAACCACAGCATCGCATCGCTGGAATTGGAGTTTGTAGACATCCATGTTAGGCCAGACAGGGCAGCGATCGACTGCAGGGCCTGCGCACTCGACCCCTGGATACCGCTACTGCTGGTCCCGAGCCAGTACCGGGGTGCATCCCAGTAGCACTCAATCGTGTAGACGAAACCTTGAGGGGCAGGATTTCGTTTCCAGTTGAAGACTCGGAATCTGCGCGTCACCGTATTGATCTGGACCGCGATCTGGGCCCCGTCCTGGAGACCGTAGCCCGGCATCTGGTTCAGGGTGTCGACAATGGTAAGCTGAAGGAGTGGAAGGGTCTGTAGTGAGGAGGCCTTCATCCACAGGCTTCGAAGCGAGTTCCCGAAATCGAGCAGGAATTCGCGGCCAGCGATGAAGACAGAGGCTGTGACCTGCTCGTTTACGCGGAAGCTCATGTCAGATGACCTGCGTTGTTGGGTTGTTGTTGGACGAACTGGCGAAGAATGCGTCGAGGCTGCTCTTGTTAGGCAGCCCGATCTGTGCACCCACGCAGACGTCTGTGATCGGATCACTCAGCCCGTTGAAAGCCATGATCGCGCGCCAGTATTCCTGGTCCGCGTAGTAGTCATAGGCTAGGCCAGGAAGGTTAGCCTCGTACTTCGCGTCGATCGTGATGACTTTGTCGACCTGAACCATCCACCTCATGTTGACATACCGGCTGCTCAAGATGTCAATGTCAGTAAGGCCGTTCAACAGTGTCGTCAGTGGTGTTGCCACGGAGTAGATTGGGATGCTCATGGTGGTCAGTCCGGAGTGAAGGAGATAACGCCACCAGTCTGGTAGTTCACCTTGGAGTTCTTGCCGCCAACGCGGATGATTGACGTGAGATCGTCCGTTGTCAAAGCGAACATGGGCCTGAAGCTGACGGTTGCCGTTGCAGACATGATACCACCGCGGGGACCTGGTTGCTGAGGCCTCAGCACGTGACTGACATTGGTGATGATTACGTTTTTGAGACGAAACCAATCCCCGATACGAATCTCGATCTTGTTCTTGAGCAGTTGTTCGATTGCCGCTTTTGACGCATAGAGCGCCTTACCAGCGCTTGACGCAGCTTCAACACCTCCGGCCGTTGCACCTGCGAGTACCTTTCCGCCGTTGGCCATCGCCTTGGTTGCCGCGTTTTGGACCTTGGTTGCCGTGTCCAGGATGGTGGACACCACTCCGCTGCTGATCTTCTCTACTGCGTCCTTGTCCAGTATGGGACCAGGACTTCGCAACCAGCCGGAGCTTGGATCCACCGAAGGGACTGCTAGACTCGACAAGATCTGCAGTGGGATCATGACATCTTTGTCAACGTCAGACCAGGCTCGAAACTCGATCGGTAGACTGAACTCGACTTCACCCCCGCCCTGCCAGACTTGGATCGTCTGAACCTGGGCCAGGAGGCGGGTCCCCATAGTCACGGCCAACAGATCAGCCACGTTGCCATCACCGGCTAGTCCTGCGGCCCAAGGAGCCTTCCAGCTGACCTGTTGATCCATCAGGAACTCTTCCGGGACCTGCCCAACCACGATGATGGGATTTTTGTTGCTGCCAATAGTCTGGATATCCTGATCCTGCTTGATTTGGACAAGATACTTACGACTGGCGCTGACAAGTGAAGGATCAGTGCTTGTCTGCGATCCATCGATGCCTGTCTGCTGTATCCCTGCGGCAGAAAGCGCTGCACCCTGTACGCTGGCCGTCCACTGCTGAAGAATTCCCATGATGTGCTTTCTAGGTCAATGCGATGAGACGCTTGTCTCGGTTCACTAGCTCGACATCCTTCGGAACGGAGGCGACACCACCGGGGCTCGAACCGCCGGCCGCGACAGCCGTTCCTTTTCGTAGACCAGATAGGTAGGTACCAGGATCAACAGGTGCACTGGCCGTCACGGGTTGGGTCTCGAAATGGAGGTGAGGGCCGGTGCTCACGCCCTCGTTCCCCATCTTGCCGATTTCTTGACCTGCCGTCACCTTGTCACCGACCTTGACGCTGACGGCGGAGAGGTGGCCATAGCGCGTGATGAGATCGCTCCCGCGTATGGTGATCAGTGTGCCGTAGCCACTGGCGGGTCCTGCGACCTCAACCGTACCGTCGGTGGCCGCAACGACAGATGATCCGTACTTGCCACCAATGTCCACGCCCTTGTGCTCGGTACTCGCGCCCTCCATGATGTAGCCACGATGGCCGAACGGAGAGGTGACGATCCCTGTAGCCGGCATGACCATGGAGCCGCTGGCTACCTGATCCTTGTAGCCATTGGATGCAAAGCCGAGGGCCTGCCGTGCCGCCTCTGCGATCTGTGCGTCGGAGTAAGGGTTGTATCCGTTCTCTTGGATGATGATGGCCTTCATCAGGGCTTCGACGGTGCCCTGATTCGAGAGATCCAACTTGTCCCCAGGATCCACCCCTAGGGCTTTTGCTACGTTCTTCACGTACGCGTCCTGATCTGTGTGCGACCAGTTACGAACGATTTTGTCGACGGTGTTGATTCCACGGCTAGAGTAGAGCTCCAGCTGACGACCCATGTTGTAGAGACCCTGACCCTGGGTGGAGAACTGCGCGAAGTGTCCACTCGTTGCCAACGAGGAGGGCTGGTGCGCGTAAACGAGATTGCCAGGGTTGTTGTTCCGAAGTCCCTCGGTCAACTTGCCGCCCAACGACGTCTCAGGGACGGTTGACGATGGGACGGCACCTGCTCCCGGGGTCTGGACCTTACGGCTGGAGCCAGGATCTACGCCTTCCTTCCACTCACGCCACTTCTTGTACAGCATGTAGCCGCCGACAGCCAGACCAGCGGCTATTAGGCCCTCTGGCGTGAGGATCAGTGGCAGCACCGACATGACCGTCCAGCTTACCATGGTCACCATCGGTACCACAACCATCTCGATGCAGAACGGTACGAAGGAGAAGAGGGCCTCTCCAACGAGTTCAATCGCGGTGACGAGTCCACTCTTCGCCATCTGCAGCACCATCTCCAGGGCACCGCTTTCTTCGGCCTCGAGCTCGATCTTGGGACCCACCCCATCGCGGTTAGCGCGTTTGACTGCGGCCTTGATCTTGTTGAACGCCGAGTTGAGAAGCAGCGTTTGCTTGACGGGCTTCCGTCCGTTGAACACGTCACCTATAGACACGAGGAGTCCAGTGGCGGCGGCCGGGGCGAGAAGGGACAGCGCACCCTCACTCTGAAGGACCGCGCGTTGTCGTTGGAACTGGACAGCGTCTGTGATGTTCATGCTCGTTCTCTAAGGGTTGACTAGGAGTCCTGAGCCTAGTGCGTTCAAGGCATCGCTCACACCGTTGGATGGGAAACTGGAGTTTCCAAGAGCCACGCCCTTTGGGTTAGCTGCCTTGCCTCCGGTGCTGGTACCAGAATCCGTGCCTTGTGAAGAGGGAGGAGTTGCCACAACCTTCTGTGGAACCGATCCATAGGCACCTCCGGCCGCAGTTGGTGCAGTCACGGATCCGGGCTTGCCTACCGATGAACCCGGAGCCGGAGCAGCACCGAAGTTCGTGCTCCGTTTGTCGACATAGGGGCTGAACCGCTTGACGTCGAAGCCGGCAGTCTTCAGGTCGTCGTACAGAGGCTTCGACAACTGCGTGTAGCGGATGCCGTTTCCACCGTTGAGGTAGAACTGAAGATATTTGCGCTGCACTTCCTTCTCGTCGCCGGTGTGGGCCTGATACGACCGGAGTGTTGAGCGCAACAGGTTCTCAGTCTGCTCGGGGGTCTTCTTAGCACCCCAGTCCTTAGCGAACATGTCTGCGTTGGTGCCGATCGTTGGATGCAGGCCATTGCGCAGACCTTGCTGGACAGCAAGGTCGGATCCCGCCTGGGCAGGCTTCTCGTCAGCGGTGGGATCACCAAAGATGAAACGACGGAGGCCGCTGATCATCCATTCCTTGGCGGTGGCCCAGGTCGCGGCAAGGAAATCCTTGACGTAGTGGGGACCAAAGCGCGCCTCAAGCTCCTTGTTGATACCTTCCAGCATTGGCTTGATAAGAGCGGAGAACAGCGCGGCATAGCCAATGAGCTTTCCGATCCCGCCGGCAGAGCTTCCACTCGCGAGTTGAGCCCACTTGCGCTTGAGATATCCCAGCATGGATCCCATGCTTTTCTGGAACCATTCGACGGTCGAAGCCCCTGCGTCCTTGACTGCGGTTCCTACGTAGCGCAGACTCTTGTCTACCTTCAGGATGGCAGACACAGCACCACGATTGTTGCCGGCCTTGGACAGCGCCCAGCTCGTGCCCTGAGTGAGGAGACTGCTTGGACCTGCCTTAGCAATCTGATTCTTCAGATCACGCCCTACCATTGACGCAGCAAGGGCAAGGCTTCGGCTAATGCTGGCCTTGCCTTCTTTGTCGCGACCCATGTCGACGAAGCGTTCGAGCTTGGACCTGTAGAGTTGTCCATACGGCACGAGTGCCGTCTTCTGGCCCTTCTCCAGTTCCTTGCGCTTCTTGATCTTGTCGTTGTTTTGGGCTCCGACCTTGGCCAGGAAGTCGATGGACTTCTTGAATCCGACCATCAGCTCGTCGATGGTGCCCTGCTTCTCGGCCTGGACCAACTTGTCGTGGTCTGGATCGGTGGTCTTAGATTTCGCCTTTTGCCACGCACGGTACACGTCGGCGAAAGTGTTCTTCAGCTTGTTAACATCTGGTGTCGAGACCCCGACGAGGTTCGACATGTGTCGGTCGATCGAGTCTTCGAGATTCTTGATCAGTGTGTTGAAGTCCGAGATCGACTTCTGCTTCTTTTTCTTCTTCTTCTTTTCCTTGACCTTGGTGACGAGTTCCTTCTTCTGCTCTTCGACCAGAGCCTTCTCTTCGGCAGCAATCTCGGCGTCGACCTTGGCTGTCTGATCGACAAGATCTTCCTTCATCTTCGCGATCTTGTACTCGTCGTCCAACGTCTTCTTCTGTTGGGCGATTTGTTTCTTGCTCAGACGCTGTTGCTGGTTCGTCAGCTTGGACTGTGCCTGCTTGACACCTGCAATCAGGGACTTCAGGTCAGCCGGCGCTGCCGCTATATCGTCGTAATTTGCGTCCGCGATCTTCTGACGATCCTTGCCGGCCTGCTGACTGTTCTTCGTTCCTGGACGTTGCTTGGCCATCACTAGCCTCCGATGTAGACGCGGTTTTCTTTCATCGCCTCCTCCTTAGACTTCCAGATCTCCTGCGCAAAGTCAGAGAGGTAGAACAGCCTGGAGGTCAGCATCTGCTCGTCGTAGACGTGGAACTCCTGGGCGATGGAACGCACCATCGTCAAGAGGGCAGACTCAGAAACGCGGGGAAGAAAAGGTGCGTGCGTCGACGACGAGCTTGATCTGCTCTTCGTGTCCGCACTCCTTGCACTTGACTTGAACGAATTCGTTGATGCCGAAGCGGTCGACCAGCTCGCTGAACTCCAGAACCAGGAGCGTATCGTCGGTGGTGAGGTGGTCCTCCACAACCTGGATCTTCTCGAGCAAGGTCCAGCGCTTGTGTACGCCGGTCTCTTTGTCCAGACGTGGGAACGCAGAGTCCAGGTCCAGCATCGAGGCGGCACGCGCCAGGTACTGCCAGCTCTCGTCCACGAATCGCGGGTCGTCCAGAAACTCGATGCTGTCAAGTACAGTCTCGGGTCGGAGATCGATGCGGTACTGCTTGCCGCCCAGATCGACTACGACATGGAAGTATTCGGGATCCGGCTTGGGATCTAGGTACACCACCTCCAGCTTCGACACGTCGTGTACCGACTCATTGTCCAGGCTCTGGCGACTGAGCAGACCCTCCATCACTTTCTCGTGATGATGTGGATTCGAGCAGGTATGACCCACCTTCATCGTGTTCTTCTTGAAGCTGTTGGCCCGGAGCCAGTACAGCACGGCGTTAAGGTCGTTGACCGACAGCTTGAAGCCGATGTTCTTCTCGCCGTTCGGAGTCGCAAGGACGGACGACACGACCTCAGCGATCAACTGCATGGACGATGCGTCAGCGGCTTTTGACATCTTGGCCAGATGCGGAACCCTCAGTGGCTTGACGTACAGGTCCTTGAACGTGTAGTAGGCGAACCGAGACGGCAAATCTACCGTCGTCATGTCCGTCGTGTCCATGGGCGTCATGGGTGGCTGCGGGTTCGGCACCATGTTCGGCCCTGGGCCTTGCGTCGGACCAGGACCCACGTCTTGCGGATCGACTGGTCCGGTGGCGAGGACAGACGTGGAGCCGACATGACGGTGTTGCTCCAGTATCGTTCCAGAGCGAGCCACCGACTCGGCCTGGGTCTGCGCCCGTGGGGGCACGAAATCGGGGACGATGGGCTGCGGCTGGCGTTCCGGCCGCACGGAGCGGATTTGACGCGGATCCTGTCCCACGCTCTGGCGTAGGCGCTTGTCGATCAGGTCGCGTGCCTCTGGGGGGAACTCGAAGCCCGGTGTCGGGGTAGGGAACAGTGCGTGTGGTGACTTATCTTGGCTCATTGCCTTTTCCTTGTTAACCTGGTGCGAACTTGCTCAGCTGGTCTGCTATGGCTTGGCTCCCAAACGATTGAAGGCCGGACAGAGCGAATCCCGAGACGGTGTTGGTCAAGGTATCGAGCAGCCCCTTGTCACTATTTACAGTGATGTCCACGTCTTCGCATGCGAAATTCACGCTGAGGACCATGCCTGTAGCGTCGCCCGAACCGAACTCTAGCTGCTGTGGCTCGCTCGGCCAGCAATTTATGAGTCGCACATTCAGGAGGACATTCCTTTGCACCGACAGGACCACTAGGTAGATGTCCTTCTTGTAGTCGGCAGGATATCCCCAATTTCCTTGGTTCCCTACAACCTTCGGGTTAGCATTCGCGAGGACGAGACCCTGCCATGCTTTGATGTACTCGAAGGCTTTGGAGCTCGAGTCCATGAAAAGGCCGAGAGTCAACTGGCCGACGGAGTAGGACTGCGCGTTGTGGACATCGTGACCGTTGCGCTTGAACGAGTCCGTGCTGATCGTGCGCATCGGCAGGTTGGCCGTCTGCACGTAGTACCATGGGCACGACACGAGTGGGAGCCCGCCCTGAAGTGTTCCCAGTGGGGACGGGCTGGTTCCAAGACTCACGCTGTTGCTGTTCGTGACATCCGGCATCACGGCGTACCAGCACCAGTTCTGTACCGCGTCACCACGACGGTTGATGCCACTTAGGTCGTCACCAAATGAGGTGCCTCCACTGGATCCGGCCGTGGTCACGAACTGGTTGGCCGCTCCAGCTAGAGTTGAGGCGGCATCAGAGAAATTGCCCTGGGCAGCAGAGCCAAGAGCAGAGGTGAGTGCGACCGTGCCCTCCCCCTTGAGGGACGCAACGGCTGAGCCAACGAAATCGGAGAGGGATGACATTCTGGTGCTCTGACGTAGTGTAGAGCTGGGAATCGGCTGTGAAGGTGAACCTTGACGACAGCCAATCGCCAGGAAAGAGGGAGGCGTGTGGAGGCTGGCCCCGGAAGGGGTCTCAGCCTAGCTCCACAGCAGTG